TACGTATGATGGGCGTAAGAAAGGCTTACTGTAAATATAGGTTTTAGAAATAGATATCTTTATCTTTTGGAGCGCACACATGCCAATGGTCAACGGAAAGAAGTACCCTTACACAAAACAAGGAAAAGCTGCAGCCGCAGCCGCAGCCGCCAAGGCCAAAAAGGCTACTAAGGCCACCAAAGCCGAAGGTGGCATGCTCAGTAAGGTCAAGAACACCCAGAATGAAGACATCAAGGACGCCTCAGACGCCAAGCCCGCTTTCCGTACGCCGTTGCCCTTTATGTGCGGTGGTGGGGCATATAAAACAAACTCATCAGGCAAACCAAAGAAGTCTAAGTCAAATATGCGTAAGGCAGAAGGCGGCCCTGTAATGAAAGGTACACCTGTAAATAATAAGGAGCGCGACAACCCAGAACAGGAAGACATTCGCTATAATAGAAATCGCAATAACAATAAAAATAACGGCAATGGCAATGGCCGCAAAAACTAAAACCAATAAAACAACTAAGGCGGCTGCGCGCCGCGCCCCACTCAACAAGCCTTTTCGTACGCCTGACGGCCCCAAAAAGTTTAGTGTGTACGTAAAGAACCCTAGTACAGGCAATGTTGTAAAGGTCAACTTTGGTGACCCCAACATGGAAATCAAGCGCGATGATCCGGCCCGGCGCAAAAGCTTTCGGGCGCGGCACAACTGCGACAACCCCGGCCCCAAGACCAAGGCGCGCTACTGGTCTTGTAAGAAGTGGTAACCAGAAATAGATAATTGCCGATAATGTCTTCCATCAGTATCCCCGAAGAATATGGCCTCAAAAAAGGGCGCGAATATTCTGACCAGCAGCTAGCTTTCCTAGATGCCTTGTGCGCCCCCGAAAATGAAGGCAATGTGCGGCGCGCAATGGATGCCGCAGGTTATTCCAGAACTACGCGGCCCTACGTGGTCATGTCTTCCTTGCGCGATGAAATCGTGGAGCGCACACAGCTAATGATGGCCTTGCATGCGCCAAAGGCCACCCAGAAGCTTTTGTCGATCCTAGACGATCCTACGTCCCTTGGCGCCAAGAACTTGCTGGCGGCCACCAAGGAAATCCTTGATCGCGCAGGCGTCATCAAGCAGGAGCGCCTAGAAATCAAAGCGGGGGCTGGCGCAGATGGGGCCAACAATGGCGCCATGTTCATCTTGCCGCCCAAGCTTGTCAATCCGCAGCACGATGATGACGATGACGATGCTAATGACAGCGCCGCCGAATGACAACAACACCGCCTCGCAAAAGCCGCAAAAGACCCAAAAAAACCAAGCACGGCAAAATCCTTGGCGCCAACTCTGGCGAACGCCCACAGCTACAAGAACGTAAGCGCATAGCGGCATCTGTATTCTATCCGGCCAATCCGGCGCCCCCAGACATCCTAGACCACATGGCCTACGATGGCCTGACCCCCCAGCAAATCTATGATGACATCTGGAAAGTCCTTAATAACCCCATACATATCCCGATTGGATATACATTCTTTGTAGATTTTGTAGAAAAGAGTGGGGCGTCTTCCCTTGACGAACAGGGCCGCAAGGAGTATGCGCGCATTTTTGTGCCGCACTGGCCTAGCGTTCTTGTAATTCATCAGGCGCTAGACAAAGTAAATCAAGGCGTAGCGTTTGGCGAAGCGGCTACTTGGCTAATTAACCAGCCGCCGTTTCAAAATCGCAAATCCATGACGGCAGCGGCTTTGCGCAATGTCTGGCTAAAGGTATACAAGCGCAAGGTAGACAACTTTGAAACGGACAGCGAAATAGGGCTGCGCCTTAATCTGTTGCGCGAAAGAAGCGATGCGCTCAAGCCCAAGGATTCTGTACAGAAAAAGGCGTTTGAATTGCGCAAGCAGCGCAGGGCGGCGGCCAACAAAATAAGTAGACTAGAATCCAAACTAAAAGAATTAAACAATCCGGCGGCGGCGCCATCCCCAAATAAACTAAATAAACCAAGTACAAAGGGCGCAAAGAAGAATACACCCTCAGATAGTGTAGATACACCCTCAGATACACCCTCAGATACACCCTCAGATAACGTAAGCCCACCCAAACGAACTAGGCCCGCAGCCAAAGAAATTATCTTTGAGCCAAACCCCGGCCCCCAGACAGAATTTCTGGCGGCGCCAGAGCGCGAAGTCTTGTACGGCGGTGCGGCTGGTGGTGGCAAAAGCTATGGGCTGCTGGCTGACCCAATGCGCTATTTTGGGCATAAGCAATTCAATGGGCTGATTTTGCGCCGCACAAACGATGAATTGCGCGAATTGGTCTGGAAGTCCCAAGAAATGTACCCTAGGGCGTATCAAGGCGCCAAGTGGCAAGAAAAGAAAAGCCAGTGGGTATTTCCATCGGGCGCACGCTTATGGATGACGTACCTAGAGCGCGAAGAAGACGTTCTGCGCTACCAAGGCCAAGCGTTTTCGTACATAGGGTTTGATGAACTGACCCAGCATCCTACGCCGTTCGCATGGAACTATATGCGCTCAAGGCTTCGTACAACGGCGTCAGACTTGCCCATTTATATGCGGGCCACCTCCAACCCCGGTGGGCCGGGCCATCAGTGGGTCAAGCGCATGTTCATTGATCCTGCGCCAGCCAACAAGGCATTTCCAGCCACAGACATTGACACGGGCAAAGTTTTAGTATACCCAGAGTCGCATGCGCGAAGTGGGCGCCCTTTATTTTATCGGCGCTTTATTCCGGCCACGCTGCGCGACAATCCGTACTTATACGAAGAAGGTTCGTACGAAGCAAACCTTCTGTCGCTGCCCGAAATGCAGAAGCGCCAATTGCTGGAAGGGGATTGGGCAATTGCGGAAGGGGCGGCCTTCAAGGAATTTAGGCCCAGCTTGCACGTAATTGCGCCATTTGAAATACCGCACACGTGGCGCAGGTTCAGATCGTGCGACTTTGGCTATTCTTCGTACAGCGCAGTGCATTGGTACGCTATTGACCCAGCATATGAAACACTCTATGTTTACAGGGAATTATATGTGGGACAACATACGGCCAAAGAATTGGCGCGGGCCATTTTGCAGGCCGAAGATGGCGAAAACATTTCGTACGGCGTTTTGGATTCGTCTTGTTGGCACAATCGGGGCCAGATTGGCCCTAGCATTGCCGAAGAAATGATATCAATGGGGTGCCGCTGGCGCCCATCAGATCGTACAAATGGGGCGCGGGTGGCTGGGCGCAACCGCTTGCATGAATTGCTGAAGGTGGACGATACCACAGATGCGCCAAAGATTTTATTTTTTAATACGTGCCGCCAAATTATTGCGGATTTACCTGTAATTCCTACAGACCCCAAAGGCACAGACGATATTGATCCGCGCTTTGCGTCAGACCACTCCTACGATTCCATACGCTACGGAATCATGTCGCGGCCGCGTGGTTCATCGCCGTTCGATGATTGGGGTGGGGAAAATTCTAAAATGGGCGCCAAGACAAGTTGGGTGCCTGCTAGCATAAGATTTGGGTACTAGTTACAATTCGATATTTAAGGAAGTAAGCACTATGGCTTTAATGTCAAGGGGGAATGCACCCCAACAGCCTATAGACGCGGAATCAGCGGATTCTTCGTACTTGCCAGATTCTACAAGTACAGCAGGCGATGAAGATTTTTATGCGCTGACCGATTGGATTGAATCGAAATACAATAAATCAGACACGTGGCGCCAGCAGGATGAAGACCGCTGGCTAAAGGCATACCGTAACTACAGGGGCTTGTACGGCCCTGATGTGCGTTTTACAAGCGAAGAAAAGTCACAGGCGTTTATCAAGGTAACTAAAACCAAGGTACTGGCAGCCTATGCACAGATTGTCGATGTCCTTTTTGCAGGATCGAAGTTTCCGATTGCTATTGAAACTCCTAATTTTCCAATTGGCGCAGAAGATTCGGTGTATTTTGATCCAAAGGAAGTACAGGCGCCAAAGAAATCGGCCCGAAAATCAACAATTGCGCGGCCAGAACTCAATGAGCGACTTGGAGTTTACAGAACCACTCTGGAAAGAATAGAAGGTGACGCCCTAAAACAAGGGCCGGGCCTGACACCAACGGCATTTACGTTTGAGCCAGCCAAGGACACGGCGCGGCGCATGGAAAAAATGATCCATGACCAGCTAGATGAAAGCAATGCCAGCACGCATTTGCGCAATACTGTGTTTGATATGGCGCTTTTTGGCACTGGCATCCTAAAGGGGCCGTTTGCGTACGATAGGGAATACCCTAAGTGGGATGAAAACGGCGAATATGCGCCGGAATTTAGGACTATTCCTAAAATAGAAACTGTGTCTATCTGGAATTTTTATCCAGATCCAGACGCCAAGAGCATGGAAGAAGCCGAATACGTAATCGAACGGCACCGCATGAGCAGATCGCAGATGCGCGGCCTAAAGAATCGGCCATTTTTTAGGGAAGACGCCATTGAAAACGCCATCGACAAGGGCGTCAACTACACACAGAAGTACTGGGAAGAAGCCCTAGAAGATCAGCAGACTACGTACCAGATAAATCGCTACGAAGTCCTAGAATATTGGGGCGTAATGGACAAAGAATTGGCAGAATTAGCCGATTTGGACATTCCTACAGAATTGCGCGACAAGGATCAGCTACAAGTCAACGCATGGATCTGTAACGGCGAAGTATTGCGCCTTGTACTTAATCCTTTTACGCCTAGCCGCATTCCGTATCATGCTGTTCCGTACGAAGTAAACCCCTATTCCTTCTTTGGCGTAGGCTTGGCCGAAAATATGGAAGACACCCAAGAAATTATGAATGGGTTCATGCGCATGGCAGTAGACAATGCGGCGCTGTCTTCCAATCTACTAATCGAAATAGACGAAACAAACCTAGTTCCGGGCCAAAGCCTTGATGTCTATCCGGGCAAAGTCTTTAGGCGGCAAGCTGGGGCGCCGGGCCAAGCTATTTTTGGTACCAAGTTCCCTAATGTGACCAATGAATGCTTGATGATGTTTGACAAGGCGCGGCAACTTACAGATGAAGCTACCGGAATGCCTTCGTATGCGCATGGTATTGGTGGCGTTATGGGCGTTGGGCGCACGGCGTCAGGTATGTCCATGCTGATGGGTGCTGCGGCCCAAAACATTAAGGCTATTGTACGAAATGTAGATGATTATTTGCTGGGGCCGTTGGCCAAGGCGCTTTTTGCGTTTAATATGCAATTTAATTTCGACAAGGAATTTACAGAAGGTGCCTTTGAAATTTCAGCAAAAGGCACAGAATCCTTGATGCGCAACGAAGTGCGATCCCAGCGGCTTCTTCAGTTCATGCAAATGACGGCTAATCCGCTAATGACGCCGTTTGTCAAGTATGACTACATTTTGCG